CGCCGAAGGCCAAGAGAGCCGTCGCGTCGGACAAGATGTTCGACCAGATGCTTGATGATTACCGAAAAGCACTGGAAGCAGGCCGATCAGCCCTCACCGCGCCCGACGCGACGACGAAATCTGACGGGGCGTGTCTCAGCGCTCTACCTTCGGGAGAGTGTAAGCCTTCGGTGACGCAGGCTTACACCCCGTCAGACCACACACAAGAACCGGAGGCGGTTGCGTGGCGACCCGTCGTCGGGTTTGAGGAAAAGTATGAAGTTTCCTCTGAAGGTGACATCCGCAACAAAAAGACCGGGAATATTCAGGCCAAAAACCTGATGGGGGCGGGTTATGTAAAGGCTGATCTGTGGAATGGACCCATTCGTAAACAAACGTCCGTTCACCGCATTGTGGCGGAAGCCTTCATAGCAAAGCCTCCGGGGAAAAACGAAGTAAATCACATCAACGGCGACAAGGCCGACAACCGCGTTGCCAACCTGCAATGGTGCAATCGCGCCGAAAATACAAATCACTCACGATACGTCTTGGGAAACGACATCAAGCCAATACTGGCAAGGGATGTCGAAACTGGAGAGGAAGAATATTACTCCTCCATCGAGGCTGCTGGTAGGCTTGGTTATAACGCCACTTGTATTAGCGAAGTGCTGGCCGGGCGCGTCAGAACCCATGCCGGGAAGACATGGGAGCGCACGGAATGGCGTGGGCCGGATGCATCTTATACGGAGTCCCGCCCCGTCTCGCTGAACCGGGAGGCTATCATTCAGGCCGCCAATATCGCGCGCGGTCATGCGCATCACTCGCTTTGGAACGGCCTGCTGCCTTACGGATGGGACGAGACGACCGAAGTTTTCGGTCGCGGTCTCGCTGATCGCATTGCCGACGCCATCCTCGCTCTGATCGAGGATGCAAAATAATGGCTTTCATCATTTCTTTCTACATCCTCACCGGAGCCTTTTACGGCTTCTTTGTAGAAGAACAGCGCTATCAGCGGTCTTCAGAGTGCTGCCGCGACATTGGAGAATATGCGATTTCCATCGCTCTCATGTCTATTTTCTGGCCCATCGCTCTGATCGAGGGGAGGAAGTGATGGTGGATCATTTGCCAAAATGTGATGCTTGCGGCCGTTTCCATCCATGTTGTGTTGGCAGCAGCTACGCCATGCGTTTTTCCGGCTATCCACCAACACCGGACCATGAGCAGACGCGCTGCCTTTCATGCACCGAAAAGCTCGGGCCGCTTACTGCCTCATACGGCATTGCAGAGTGGACCGCAGGCATCGTTCAGGAGCCCCGCCCATGACGACGCGCGACGATCTGGTGAGCAGGCTGCGCAAGCATCATGAAGCGATGCTCGGGCCCGACTATCTTGAAGCCTCCGCGAGAATTGAACGGCTACAAAATGAACTAGACGTGGCGGACAAAAATCATCGTCAAATGGCGAAGCAGATGGCTGAGCTGGGACGCCAGCTTGCCGCAGAGACTGAGCGGTGTGCCTGCATCGCGCAGGACAATCGACAACATTCAAATCAGATTGTGATGCGAACGTTAGAGGCGGAATCTGCTTACGAGGAAGCATGTGATGACATCGCCGCTGCTATCCGAGGAGGCGCGAGTGAAGATGACGGAGATTGAATTGTCGCAACTCCTGCGCGCCGAAAAAGGCGAGGACATCAGATCAAGCGACCGTCCTTCGGATCGCGCAAGGACCAAGTTGAAGCGGCTCGGATACTTAATTTATGATCGATCGTGCGCGCGCTGGCGCATCACCCCCGCCGGTCGCGCCGCGCTTGAGCAGGAAGGGGAATAGGGGATGTATTGCGCTAAGTGCGACCGATGGGAACACGATCAGATCGCCGTCGAGGATATGATTTGTCTGCGCTGCTACGGGCCACTGGTCGATCCCGATGAAGGCAGTGACGACGACGGCCAACCATCCGAGCAACAGGAATGGCAGGACTATGACCGAGATTGTTGAGCGGCTAGAACGACAGGCCGTCAATGTCGAAAACGATGGGCACGTTAGCGCAGCACGAGCCATGCGCGAAGCTGCCACCGCCCTCACAGAAGCCCGAGCCGAGATCGAGAGGCTGCAACGCGCTCTCTTTTTCTGGATGCCATGTGTAGACGAACGGCTCGACCCGGCGACGCGAGAACTTGCCGCAGACGACGCCGGCCTACTTGCTGGATACAGCGACACATCTGATAAGCCGTGCTGGGGCGACGGCATGATTGACCGCGCCATCGCCGCCGAATCCGAACTCTCCACCCTCCGCGCCCGTGTCCGGGAAGTCGTGGGGCCGTTTGCGGAAGTCGCAGGGAGTGAGGCATTCCAGTCTCAGACACGAGAATGGCGTGACCTCGTCATCGCCAAGCCATCAGGGACACGCTTGGCCTTCATCCAAACGGACTCGTTCCGCGCCGCCCGCCAACTGATGGAGGAAGTGAAGTGAAGCTCGCATACGCCGACCCGCCGTACATCGGCTGCGCGCACCTCTACAAAGATCATCCCGATTATGCGGGCGAGGTCGATCATGCTGCGCTGATCGAGCGCCTCGAATCAGAATTTGACGGCTGGGTGCTCCACGCTTCCGCGACGGCGGCCAGTATCGCAGTCCTCGCGCCACTCATTGAAAAGACGGGTGCACGCTGGTGTTCATGGGTGAAGGGCTTCGCCGCATTCAAGCGGAACGTCCCCGTCGCTTATGCGTGGGAGCCGGTCATTATCAAACCGGCGCGCAAGCCTGTTGTGAGCAAACGTCAGGTAAATCGCGACTGGATTCAGGAAAACATCACGCTAAAGCGCGGCCTGACTGGCGCAAAGCCGGAAGCCGTCTGCCATTGGGCGTTTGAGCTGCTCGGAGCGCGCCCCGAAGATGAACTGCACGATCTTTTCCCGGGAACCGGAGCCGTCACCAAAGCATGGCGGACTTGGCAGGGGAAATTCGCCCTTCCACCATTCCAACTGGCTGCGGAGTAGCCGCAATGACTCTCTCCCCCACTGCGCTGGAAGAAGCGGCGAAGGCGATCAGCATTTCGACTGGCGATGAACCCAGCAAACTGACATACGCGCGCGAAATGCAGTGCTCTGGTAACGATCGTGAACCTCAGTACCGTTGGCAATATTGGACGGAGCACGCCACCGCCGCGATCACGTCCTACCTCGCACAGGCCGGAAAAGAAGGTTGGGTGATGGTGCCGCTTAATCTGGCGCGCAGGGTTACGTCTATTGCACGACGCAATGAGGATGCACCCGAGATCCACGAACTTAGCACGTTGCTCACCGCAGCGCAGAACGGGGGTGCGCCGTGCAAGTAACTGACGAGATGGTTCAGAAGGCTTGTGCAGCATACGATGAACATGGAGTGAGTGAGCAAGCCATGCGCGCCGCCCTCACCGCCGCGCTCGGGGCGATGTGGCGACCGATTGATGAGGCTGAACCGAACCAAACGTATTTGCTCGGCTGGCACGATTGGCGCGATCATGCGTGGTGCACAGAAGTCGCGTCGGCCATTCACGGGCAGCGTTTCGAAAACGGCTATAGCAACGTTTCTCGGCATGGCAGCGCCACCCACTTCATGCCCCTCCCCTCTCCCCCGGCACAGGAGGGGTAGATGGGTTTCAATACCGTTGCTGTTCTTTTGAACGACTTCACCCATGAGCTTGAACGAGATGGCCGCTATGGTGCTCGGATCGCTGAGGCAATGCGAAACGTCGGCCACCGACGCGAAGGGCTCTCGGCTTCTTTCGGCGCAGGATCGTGTATTTCGCAGGCGCACGCCGATCACACACAGATCGTTGTAGTAGGTCGGAATACCGGGAAACCGCTTAGCGAAGCGACTGATCTTGATATATGGGCTCTCGAACAGATGGCCGACGCCTTGCTGCGTCATGGATGGCGAGTAAAGCCGCCAGCCCGTAAGCGCCGCCCCTCCCCCGGTGCTGCCGATGAGTAGGACGGCCCTCACTATGGATGAGGCGGCAAAGGCTCTCCACAGGTCGCGCCGATGGCTCCAGGAATGGTTGCGGGCGCACCCGACCGATGGCTATGGTGTGCCATTCTACAGCCCGCTAGGCCGCGCGAAGCTTTTCACCGAAGCCGATATTTCGCGCATTCTCGAAACCGTGCGTGAGCAGGAACGATGCCGCTTAAGCTCATCCCGCCGTCAAAGGCCCGCAGGACGCCATACTTCTCCGTCCGGGGCACCTTCCTCGGAATCTACGTTAACCGAAGCACTAAGGCTGGCGAGCGGCGGCAGGCCGCCAAGGTCATGCGCGAATGGGAAGAGCAGATCAAACGTGGTGAGTATCGAACAGGCCCGCAGCTAGTCGAGAGAAAGCCAGAACCGATGACATTTGCCGGCGCTGCCATATCCTACATGAATGCGGGAGGTGAGCGCCGCTTCCTGATCAAGGCTATTGAGCAGCTAGGCCGCGAAGCGATATCCGATCTGGATCAGGCGAGAATTGACGCCGGGGCCGTAGCGGCTTTCCCCAAAGGATCGGCGGCGTATCGGAACCGGAACTTCTACACGCCGGTTTCGTCGGTGCTGAAACATGTCGGCATCGACAACAAATTGAAGCGCCCCAAGGGCTGGCGCGGCAAGCGGCACACCACATGGCTGGAACCTGAGCAGGCGTTTGCGCTGTTCAAGTCTGCCGACAAGGTAGACACCGAGTTCGGGCTGTTCCTACGGTATCTCTGCTACACCGGGATGCGCCTTGGCGAGGCCCTGAATGTTCGCATCCGTCACGTCAATCTTGAGCGGCAAGCAATCTACCTGCCAGAGACGAAGAACGGCGATGCACGGTCGGTGTTCCTGCCGGCAGCATTGATTGCGGCGCTGGCAAATCATCCGCGTGGGCTAGGCCGGCCGGCCGATCAAAAGCTGTTCCGTTTCGGCATTAACGGCCGGACACGCGACATGCTCAAGCAGGCCAAGAAAGCGGCGGGCATCGATCTGCCGTTCCGGCAGGGCGGATTTCACATGCTGTCTCACACATGGGCGACGTGGATGCGTCGCTATGGGAAGCTCGACACTTACGATCTGGTGGACACCGGGCGCTGGAAAGACCCGGCATCAGCAAGGCGATACGCTCACACCGAGCCGACAGAGACGGCGCGGCTTGCAGACCGATTGCCGGTCGAAAAACGACGCAGGAAGTAGTGGACTATCAGTGGACTTTGAGAACAAAAAATCTAAGAGGTTGATAATGCTAGACAAGGCCAGCCCTTCACACGGGAGAGGTCCAAGGTTCGATCCCTTGTGCGCCCACCATCAAAAGCCCAATAAACAAGGGCTTTTTGCATCATCCCAAAATCGCTATTCGGCAACTCGCGACGGAACGAATCGCGAAACGCGCGCGCCGACCCGTGGACTATCCGTGGACTTTGATCACGCTCTGTTCCGCCTCCCCCGTTCACGTTCATGGGGGCGGACATGAGCGGCGGGAAGCATACGGCAGGACCGTGGATGGCCGCCGCCAGTCCATCTAGCGTTGTCGGCTGGCCGGTCGCTGGACCGATTGGCCGCAGCATCTGTAACGTGTCGTGGATGCCCAAGAAGGCATATCCCGACGTGTCGGAGGCCGACTACGCGGCGTTCAATGCGGAGTGCGGGGCCAATGCCCGGCTCATCGCGGCTGCGCCCGATCTGTTGGCAGAGTTGAAGCGGCTGAGCCTCGCATATGTCGGGCTTTTGGAATCTGGCCGCGACCGGATCATTTTCCTCGGCGGCCAGTGCGATCCCGTTGACGTGATGGAGGCAGGCGATCCGTCGCTGAAATCGGCCAAAGCCGCCATCGCCAAAGCCGAAGGACGCGCCCCATGACCACCTGGCAGGATATCGGGACGGCTCCGCACGAGGTCAACGTGCTGCTCGCCTATTGGGATAAAATGATGAATCGCTGGCAGATGGAGGCGGGCATGGCGTCATGGGGCTGGCGGCGCGATGGCGTCAGCAACATGTCGCGGCATGGGCAAGCAACCCACTGGATGCCTCTCCCCTCCCCGCCCTCCAAGGAGGGGGAGTGAGCCATGGCAGCACGTCAGGGTGAATTGCTGGCGAAGCCGCCGCGTAGGATGCGCGGACAACTGATGCACGTCTGCGATGCTGGCCCCGGCGAGGGGCCGCGCTGTGTTGTGCAGATGCGGTGCCGCCGCTGCGGGTACGTCTCGGACTGGCTTCAATTCGACACCGTGACAGAGGCAAAGCGCGGCTTGCCGTGCCCGAAATGCAAGAATGATCATCCTGACACCCCCACCGATCCGGGCTAGGATGGAGAGAGTGGCCCTGCACTTCGTCCGGTTTCCTGACAACCACGGGCGGCAGTTTCAGAACGCCGTCCGTGTGTTTGGGCCGCCTGATTTTTTGCACCGCCTATGGGACCGCAGAGCGCAGCGTGAGATAGCCGAAGGCGATGTGATAGTGTTTGCCAAGGGCGATCAGGATCAGCCAGTATCGCCAGTGAATGGCGATGATGAGCACTACCAATGATCCCCTCTCAAAACTCCTCGGGATCGTCCGGTGAAGAAAGGAACGAAGGAAATGACCACCAGGCTTGCTAATGGGCTTCCCGGAATCATCTGCACGACTTGCAACGGCTGCGGACAGGAGCGTTACAAAGCCTCGACATTGCCGCCACAGTTCAACGCCAGCAATGGCCGTTATGAAGGCGATCTGTTTATTCGCAAGTGCATCAAGTGCGATGGACTTGGTGCTATCGAAGACGCCAACAAAATGCGTGGCGTTTCCCATCATGTCGAGTTGAGGGGCATGCAGGCGGCGACGCCCCTCGAAAGTATAGCAGGAGGCATCTTTTCACGTTTAGGCTGGTGAAGAAGCGGAGGAAGCGCGATGGTCAATGACCCAACCCAATTCCGCCCTCGCCGCACCAAATCCCGCCACGCCGACGACAAGGCCGTCGATGACTTCACACGAGTCGTTGCGCAAACCGGAATACTGAATCCTTTAGATCCAGTCGACGAACTCGCGGCGCTAATCGGAAAGGACCAACCCACTGCCGATGATTTGGAGCGGATCGGAAAGCTGCTGAACGACGAGTGAGGGCTACCCCCGCGGATCGACCACCACGAAGCCCGCCAGCGATCGGACGTGAATTACCCTGCATTCCATGCTATGTTTCTCCCGTATTTAAAGGGTGATTTGCTATGAGAGAGAAGCGAGTTTGCTCACGCTGCGGATCTGGCTTCTTTGTGAGCAAGAACGACATAAAACGCGGTCGAGGCGTCTACTGCTCCATATCCTGCAGTTCAGCAGCGCTGAACGAGCGACAGCAGAAGCACCCCGCGCTCAAATCCGGCGACCGCGACTAGGGCCATGACGGCTCCGATGATGCGGCGGTGGGGGAAGGTCATCGTACGCAACGATTGAACATGACAGGCCTCATTCTTACATTGAGTTTTAGCAAAACAGGATGTGATCGATGTCGAAGGCGATAAACGATCTAACCGCCGAAAGGGTTCGGGAGGCGTTGGATTACGATCCAAGAACCGGAATCCTTCGATGGAAGATTAAGCCAGCCGCCCGCGTAACGATTGGAGACATCGCGGGCGGAAAGAACGGTCAAGGCTATTTGGCCTTCCATTTTGAAGGTAAGCATCGTCAGGCGCACCGAATTGTGTGGCTTCATGTCTATGGGAAATGGCCGGACGGGTTTATTGACCACATAAACGGTGACCCATCGGATAATAGGATTGCCAATCTGCGAGATGTGAACGAGGCGCAGAATGGATTTAATAGGAAGACTTATGTAACGAACACATCAGGATTTAAGGGCGTCTCGTTCCACAAAAGAGACCAGCGATACATTGCCTACATCTATGTTCGCGGGACTCGTCGGGAATTGGGAGCGTTTGATACCGCTGAGGAGGCTCACAAGGCCTACATGGTAGCGGCAGCCAAGAGTTTTGGTGAATACATGCGGCGCGCTTAGGCGGGCCTGCTCGGGTCTACAAATCTATATCCAGCGAGGTTCCTAACGTGTCTGCGGATTTTACCGCCGCCGCTGTTTGGATCGTAAACCTGATACATTGTTCCGCCCAAATGAGCTTCGACGAATAGGACATGTCCCGGCCGCCAAGCCACGGTCCCCGCGCCCGGCGTTGCCGACGCAAAGCGCTTCCAATTTGCGGCTAGGTTTAAGTCTGGGATTATGCGGCCAAAGACTTTGAGTGACACGCCGCAGCCACAGAAACGACGCGGGCAACCCGCAGGCCTTCCTCCGAGAATTTCTACGCCTCGAAGAAACGACCTCTGGGTTTCTGGTGGATAGAGCGGCGAGCCGAAATCCACGTTGCGGAAGCGCTCCGCACGGGCGATGCGAGCCCGATCCTGTTTCGAAGGGTATAATCCCGCGCGTTCGGATTTTACTTTTCCGCCGCTTGGTACAGTGCATGGCCAAAGAACGTTGCACATCGGATGCATAGCAGTAGTCCGCGCGTTGCGGGCGTGAGCCGGAGAATCGAGGAAAAGGCAAGCGAGCGCGAGCGCGGCCACGGCAATGCCGAGCCCCGCCGCAATAGCGCGGATCATTTGAACCTCATGATTTGTTGACGGGATTAATCCTGTGGCTCTAGCCACAACAGCCACCACGCCATCCACAGATCAAATGGCGTTAACGGCAATACCGGCATGTCAGTCCGCCTTGAACCAAGCGAGGAATTTGCCGATTGATTCGGCAAACATGACGACGCCGGACACGATGCCTAGCACGCCGATAATGACCCACTTGATGAATACGCCGACCGTCTTGATAGACCCGACCAATTGGATTTCATCATTGAGGGTGTCCACCTCGTCCTCGCGCAAGTTGCTCAGAAAGAGCTTGGTCTTTTCAGGAAGGTCATCGAACTTTTTGACATCGCTCATTTCGTCGCGCCCCACCCGCATAGAGCTTTCCCCGCAGCGTTGTTTTCTTTCACCTGCGCGACGGTCGCCGGGGTGTCAGCCTTCGACCAATAGACCGGCTTGAACGACGCGCAGGCCACCAGCGCGGGATCAATCGCGCCGGAACCCGTCGTCTGACAGGACGCCAGATGGATCGCGAGCAAGATCAGCCCGCACAAGATCACGGGCCGCTGTAGCCCTCGCGATGGCGTCGTTCGCATCTGTAAGTCCTTTCGCGATGGCCTGCGCCGTACCGGCGTCCATCCACTTCCGGCTGACCGCGTACTCCGCGATCAGCTTGACGATGGACAGCAGCGCCGAGACGACGCCGATGATGGCGGAGGCGGTCATGTTCGCTCGCCAAAATTCGGACAAGCAAACTCGCCAAAAAACTCACGGGATGCATTGTCGTAAGCAACGGCCGCTTCACGCGGGGTATCGAACACACCGAGGTGCTTGTATTCTCCACCAACCGAGATTCTGGCTTGCCACCGTTCAATTATCGATGATGTGCGCTTTACGCCTTTGTAGAACGGGCGCTTTGGTCCGCTATTTCTGATATTTTCGGTGCGACTAGCTTCGCGCAAATTGATCAAACGATTGTCAGTTCGACAGCGATTCTTATGATCTATCATCGCCACTGGCCATGCACCCGTAACGATGATCCAAATTAGATGCGTTGCCGGGTATCTTTTCGCGTTAATCGCCACCTGAATATAACCCGTTGAGTCAACGCGCCCGGCAGCAGTACCTGCGAATTTGGCGTTCCATGCAGCCGCCCAGCGGTGACCTGTAATGGGCTTCCACTGCAAAACGCCGCTCTCTGGATCGTATGAGAGTCTGGAACGCACGTATTCAGCGGTTATGCTCTCCCTTTCAGGCATGCTGCCCTCCATTGAAATTTCAGCGCGCTGACGCGGCGGAAAGCCGTCGCGTCAGAATGAGGGACTGCTACTGATTTTTCTGAGCGAGCCTGTTGCGTTCAAATACAACCCACCACGATACCGATCCGAGCGACAGCAGGCCGCCGATCAGCGTGGTGCTCATTTCCTCGGTGAGATAGCCCTTGCCGATCAGCACGCCGCCGGCCGCGTTCAGCACGATGCGCAGCACCTGCTGGATGGAATCCCAGGTCATAGTCGTCTCCGTCATTGTGAGGGTTGCCGGGAGACCGCCCGGCGCGGATTACTTGCCGCGTGCCAGCTTCAGGGCCGCGTCGATCTGGCCTGAAAACATCAGCCCTTCGGCCTTGCGGCGGCGGACGAGACCGGCCAGTACCTTGCCGCCGGCCCTATTCCATTTCGCAAGCTCGACCGGCACGGCGGCCTTGTTGCCCGCGTTCAGCTTTTTCCACAGCGTGGCCGTGGCGGGGCCGCCGGTGTTGTAGGACCACGACACCAGTGCATCGAACTCGTGCTGGGCGAGCGACACCTTGGCGTGGTCAGAAACCCATTTCTCGAACACCGCCATGTCGCGCGCCAGCGCCGCGTCGCACTCAGCCCGCGACCACACCGCGTTGCCGTCGAAGCGCGGCAGGTGATGATTGGTGTGGCCGTAACCTATGGTCAAAACGCCGACCGGATCGCGATAGGCTTTGAAATATCCCGGGCGGGCCTTGATCGCTGCCATGCAGCTTTCGAACGCCTTGACCAATTCAAGGCCGGGTTGAGACATGCGCAGCGCCGAGCGCGCCGCCGGAAGGGCTGCGGGGGACATGGAGTTCTCCAGCTTGAAAGGTCAGTCCGGATCAGCTAAAAATCGGGAGCCAGTCCGGCGCGAGGGATACGAAGTGATGAACTCAGTCATCGACACAGTAAAAGCGCTGTTTCTCGCGGTTTTTGGTCGCTCTCGGCCGCAACAACCGGCCCCTGATGGGCGCGTTGTCGTTACATACAACAAGTACTTCAACGCTCATCCCGAAAGCTGCGGTGCCGGAGGGACCGGACGGATATCGTATATTTGTGTCGGTAGCGGCGGCTACGGCGGCGCGGAAGTGACCGCCAGCGAAAAGTAAGACCCGGCCCGGCAGCGAGCACCAGAGCAGTGACCATCAATCGTCTGAATGAGCCGTAGGCTCGTCCGGCGCAACCACGGTCTCACCGTTGAATTGCCCGCCCTGAAAGAACGGCCCGGTATATTCGATGATCTTCACAACACCTGCATCGGCAGCGATGTAGTTGATCGCTTTGTCGTCACTATCGAGCAGCAGATAGTTTGGCATGTCGCACCTCAACTGAACCATGTGATTTCAAGAACACCCGGTTGTCCCGCCGTTCCGGCGATGTTCGTTCCACTCGAGTATGAATTACCAGCCGATGACCCATATCCAGAGCCGGAAATACCTGCTCCCACTGATGTTCTTACAGACCCTCCAATTCCAAAACCACCGGGAGGACTGTTGCCCGGAACAAAAAAAAAGGTAGTAGAAGCATTATCTGCGGTAGGAAAAAAAGATATTCCCGGCAGATTGATGCTCCCACCTGTCGGACTAGACGTACTGGAAGCTATTTTTGAAGCATTGTTCGGTCCCCCTTTGCCTCCGGGACATGTAAGGGTCGAGATTGTCTCTGTTCCGGATGCGAGCGTGCTATCCCCGGCATTTCCTCCTGCATTGTTGCCAGCCGATCCCCCGGAGCCTACAGCGCCTTGCGTGTAGATAAGAGTATTGCCGATTGTGAGGCCGGTTAGGAGCGCTACTAGATAGCTGCCACATGTTCCAGTATTTGAAGTTGCACTTGTAGTACCTGCACTTCCGCCCGCCGACGAAACCATGCGAACATAGGCTTTCGTCCCTAAGATCGTGATCGTCTGCGATGAGGTGTAGAGTGTCGGCGGATTTCCGCCGCCGCCGCCGCCAGATGCATTCACGATAGGGTTTTTCGGGTCGGTATTATCGACGGTGACATTCGTTCCAGCGACAACGGATTGAACCGCTGTATCCGCCTTAGCGCCCTGCGCCGCAGTGGCGTAATCGGTCGATGCGGTCGCCGCCGCCGTGCCCAACGTCGGCTTGCCGGATAGATCGCTGTAAGCCCCCGTCGTCGCGACTGTTGCGAGAGAGGGTTTGTTCAAAATCTGCGCATCACCGGATGACGCATTCCAGTCAGCGTTGACGTTGACCTCCGCACCAGCCGCAATCCCAGACAGCTTCGTCGCCTCGGCCGAGGTGTACGCCTGATAGCCGGATGCCCACGTTACAGACAACGTGCCGCTTGTAGTCACCGGGCTCCCTGATATCGAAAGCCCGGTCGGAACACTTGCGCCCACCGAGGTGACCGTGCCGGTATTCGCCGTCGCGCCGGATGCGACGCCATCGAGTTTCGTCTTGTCGGCTGCGGACATCAGCCCGGCAGTTGACGTGGTTGCATTGCCTGGATTGACCTGCGCGCCGGATGCAATCCCGGCTAGCTTTGTCTTTTCCGTCGCGGTGTAATTCTTGTTGGTCGTTCCATCGACCATATTATCTTGGCTGAAAGCGTCGGTCGCCTTGCCATTAGGATCATACGTGGCGGCAAGCATATCGCCCGTTCCTGATCCGCTGTCCCCCTTGTCGCCCTTATCGCCCTTGTCCCCCTTAGGACCAGTCGCACCCGTGTCGCCTTTTGGCCCTGTATCGCCTGTATCGCCCTTAGGACCGATGGAACCGGTTGCTCCAGTCGGTCCAGCCGGACCAGTGTCGCCCTTGTCGCCGGTATCTCCCTTTGGCCCAGTCGGGCCGGTCGCGCCGGTGTCTCCCGTGTCACCCTTCGGCCCAGCCGGTCCCGTGCTGCCCGTCGGACCAACCGGGCCAATTTCCCCCTTGTCCCCGCGCGGGATCGTGAATTTCAGCCGCGCGTTCCCCGGAGTCCCGACGTTCTCGACACTCGCATTCGATCCTGCCGCACCTGTCGTGACTGAATCCACTGACACCTGAGCCGGGATTTGCAACAGCGCCTTCACCTGGACAACAGGTTTTGGCAGCAGCTTAATCTTCACGCTCATATGCGAGCCACCCCGTCAATGATGACCAGTTGTCCGGTGAACAGAGATACTGTTGCTCCGTTAAGCTGATAAACGGCGCCCATATTGTAGGAGCCTGGGCACAGGCCCTCCATGACAGATGCCGGAAATAGCCACTCGATTACTCCGGCGTCGGGCAACGTCACGCGACCGTCAGCAACTGAGCCCTCAAGCTTTCGGCAGCCATTCGCGTCTTTCACCTCGATCTCAATGGTGGCACCGGTGAAATCGATAGGCGCGCCGCTGTCCGCATCCGTGACATGGATTTGCATATTCCAGTCAGCGTTGTTCGTGGCCGTTGCGTTTAATGAAATGCCCATTATGCGACCCCTGTGCTGGCGAAGTCGCCATGAAGTATTTTCCGCATCTCGTGCGTGATGGGATCATAAGAAAACAACTCGCGAAGCCGCGATACATCCAAGTATCTGATTTTTCTCATGATTTTCTACAGTTTTATGTAGATGGTCATCAGGATGGTGGGCTGCGCCACCTTGACAGGCGTCGATGTGCCGCCCTGCGCTGTGCCGGTGAACGTCGCGCTGATAGAGCCGCCAAGCGATACATTGTTCGGACCATCTTTCCAGAAGCTGAAGTTAGGGTTGCCGTTGGTTGTGACACCCAACCCGCCTGTCGTTCCCGCCATCTGCTGAGTCAGCGCGTTGTTGACGCCGACTGATCCGGACGGCGTATAAGGCGGTAGGTTCTCCGTTGCGAGCGTCACCGTCCCCGCGAGAATGGAGCCGAGCGTGACGCCGTTCCCTTTCGAAAAAGACAACCCTGTGAATAGTCCGGCATCGCTATTGCCCATGTCGCCAAGACCGGCGAACACACGGTTGCGCGCATCAGGCAGCGTCAACGTCTTGTTCGCGAGCCAATCGGCATTAGCCGACACGCCGCGGCCTCCCGATACGGTCAGGGTCGAATCCGTGTTCCACAGATATTCAAAGAGCTGTTGCGCATCCGAGTTCGCGCGTTCCGTCGCACCTGATGTCGCGGACCCGATGGTTCGCCCGTTGAGCCTCACATAGCCGCTTCGCGTGCCGGTCCCGTAATAAGCCTGCACCGACCCAGTTTGAATGATGGTCGTCGGATCGACCGATCCACCTCCACCGCCGCCACCGGATGAAGGGCCGATGACAAGCAGGTTGTCCTGAACGAATATCTGCGTACCGCTCGAAGTCGTCAGGCGAACCTTGATCAACCCGTCCGCAAGGAAGAACTGCGGCAACCGCGAGGAGGCATCGCAGGAAATCGGGTTCGGCATCAGGATGGACAGATTGCTATCCTGATAGGAGTTCTGCGGCGTGGAGGTCGTACCGGCCTGAATGGTATAAAGAAGGCATCCGGGGGCAGGCTTACCGTTCTGGTCGAACTGCGGTGTCAGGGAAAACCCGGGGAGCGTTCCTGCGGCTTGGACAGGCAGGGTTAGACCAGCTAGAATTACTAGCCAGATGAGCGATCGTTTAAGCATCGATATACCCTCAAAAGAAAAAAGCCGCCCCAAGGGACGGCTGTTTCTGCTTTTCTGTATTGTGGTGTTATCGCTGGCCGGGTGGCCGCTGAGTTTCTGGCTTATCTTCGGCGCGGCCTGCGCCGATGGCCGTAATCGCCGGGATGCCAGACGCCTGCTCTCCGCCGACACGAGCCAACCCCCGATCAGCAGCACGCAGGGAGTTGAAGAGATTCTGATTGCGTGTAACGACGCGGATGCCTTGCAGGAGCTTCGCAGGGTCAGATGAAGTCAACATCTCAGCAACCCTGCGCGAGACGTTTTCGTTGATCCTGTTTTTTCCCTTGAGCGCTCCGTAAGCAAGTGCTGCATTCATAACGGCTCCTGGATCGGAAAACGGATTCAACCCGCCACCAGAGAAGCCATAGGCACCGCCAGCCAATCCCAATTCTGCAAGCTGCCGCGCAGTGGTCGAGTTGCCTTGCACGGCGTTTCTGGCCAAATCCATGATACCTTCGACACGCAATCCAGCCTCAAGTTCTGCTGTTTTTTCCTTACCGAGAGCGATATTCAGCCTTTCCCGAGCGGCGGGTGACTCGGCAATCTTATTCAGCACTGAGCGCCGATCTCCGATCTTGCTCAGACTTGAGATAAACTCCGAAACAAACCCGTCCTGAAATAACTGCCTTTCAGTCGGCGTCATGTAACTCAATGCGCGCCGCACGTCCGAGTGCGACACGTTCTTGGTCACATAGTTTTTGCCCGCTTCGAGCGCGTCCTGAGCGTCGAACATCTGCGCGGCTCCAGCGCGGGCTTTGGCATAGCTCGGGACAGCATCGTCCAACTTCCGGACGATAGCGTTCTTGACCTCGGTCAACGTGCCGACATCTTCATTCTTGCCGGCTCGTTTGGCGACGTTAATTTCTTGGTCGATCTGGCGCTTGACCAAGTCCCAAAATTCCAGGGTCGGCTTACCATTGTTTGCCCAGCGTTCGATAGTCGTTCCGTTCAATGGACCACTTGCTGACTTATTCTGCGCCTGTTTGAGAGCGGCGTTGACCGCGTCCTTTACGACTGGGGCTTGAGACAATTCCGATAGCTCATTGTCCCAAATTCCAACGCGCCCTTCCGCGTAAGCCTTGGCATACGCTGGTCGGTTGAAGCCCTTCGCAACCTCCGTGATCGCCTTTGACTGCGCGTCGGCGTCAGGAAAGTTGAAGGTGTTCCGCAACCAGCCGGTAACGCGCTCTGATTGTCCCTCGAAACGATCGTTGATGGTGCGAGACAAGGAAGCCCGACCCTCCGGAGAGGTGTTGGCGGCGGAGCGAGCGAGCGCGCGGGTCGTTTCTCCGCCCACGTCCATGATGGTGGCTGGTCCGCCAGATCGGCGACTGGCTACGAACTCGGCAGGGGTTAATCTTGAGACAGCTGTTGGGTCTGCCTGAATATCTCGCTCGATAGAGGATGCAACGCGCCGCGCCGCCTCATCATCTGCGTTCCGAATGCCTCGAACAGTGTTGGCTAATGGCCCAGCCGCCGCTCGCGCCCCCCGTATCACGCCCTCCACAACGGCAGGAGCCGCCCCGCCTAAAGCGCCACCTAGCGCCGCCCCCGTAGCGCCCCGCGAGATACTATCGACGGCACCGCTTCCCTCTCCCACACCAGATAGGCCGCCCAAGCCAGCACCGACCGCGGCTCCTGTTGCCATGCGGCCCGGCAACGTCGCTGCATTTGCTGCCGCTCCAATTGGAAGCGCAACAGATCCCGCTACATTCCCGGCGATGGACGCGATGGGATGCTGTTCTTCGGCAGATTTAGTTTCGGCGCGTTCTCGCGAAACAGCTTGATCGTATGCCTTCGACGCCTCTGGTTGGCCAGACCAATACTTCATAGCGCCGCCGATAAGATTGTAGATACTAGCGGGGTCTTTCGGGTTAGCGCCGTTCGCTTCGACCAAGCCGCGCAATTCATCATAGAAATTCGCCGTGAGACCCTGAGCCGCACCGCGGGCGACGGCATCAGTCACACCTCGATCAGACTTCGTCATGTCCATTGTGACGCGCGTGGGCGCCGTCTGCCCCTGCGACGATTGAACCGGATTCGCAAAGCCACTGTCTGACTTTGCCAGCGGGGCGGCGTTCCACCAATTGCCGGCAGCCGCCGGCGTCTTGGACGGTTCAGCTAACGGCGCGTCATCCCACCAGTTCGCCATTATGGTTTAACTCGCTGCGTCCCATCCGGTGCAGTAAACACTGAGCCAGATGGAAGGGCTTCGTACTGTTGCTGATTAATGCCTTGCGATTGTTGAAGAGGTGCCCTCGTCATGCCGACCTGCGGCTTGTAGAACTGCCCCCCGCGCATTTCTGCTGCGCGCTGTTCATTGAATTTGAGACGATTCTGAGCCAGTCCGATTGCTCGGTCGTAGATTTTCTGTCGGACAGTGTCAGGGAGACTCGATGATCCCTGAATATCCAGCATGATCTTTCGCTCGCCCTCAGTCGGATTGCCACCGAAAATTGACTTGAGCTGCGTCAAGGCGTTGGATGTAACAGTGTTGTCAAGCTCGACAGTATCGACCGAAGCCTGATTTCCAAGCAACGCGCCAAGCGATGCCACGTTGCCCGCGCCCTTAAATCCGAGCGCTTTAGGAGAAAGCTCCTTGGCCTTTGATAGCGCGTCAATTGCGGACTTTGCCGTCATCACGCCTTCGTCAGCTTCTAGGATGGCTTTTTTGTCTGTCGCTGTTAGCGGCTGAGCGTCTTCGCGGGGCATCTTATTGGTGAGAACGAAGCTGTTATAGGCAGGATGTTCTGGTGTTAGTCCTAGACTTGCTGCCGCCGCCTTGCGCTGCTCAACTTGGTTTTGAATTGTGGTGTTGCTCTCTGGAAGCTTGCCATTTAGGATGAACGCCCTTCCCTCTGGCGAATTACGATCAAGCCCATAAGCCTGCGCTTGCTGCGCCCTCTCCTCAATTGGATCATAATTCCATTCGCGATCCGCGTTAGCTTTCGCTTGCGCCGCCGCCTGCGCTTGCAGTCGGTAAGACCGATCTGCATTGCGCTGCGCGCGCTCCGATTCCTCACGCCTCCAAGCGTCATTCTTCTGTGTGTTGGCCTGCTGAATGCCTAGATTCGCCAGCGTCATCCCGGTTGACGGATCAATTGCATATGACTGCTTGGCAATATCGTGCAACGACTGCGGATTGCTGAAATCAGCATTTGCCATGATATCGCCAAGCGCGGCTTTATCGCGATAAACCTTGATCGTTTTTCCAAGCTGATCAAGCGGCGACCAATTAATATCCGGCGCGGACTGATAACCGGGAAGCTGCAAGGGCGCGACTGCCATTATGTCACCTCTTATTACTTAAACAGGCTAGAACCGCCGCCGCCGGTAAAGATATTCGTACCAAGCCCGGCGAGTGACAGCGCGCCGCCGAGCAGGTTTCGCGCGCCTTGGGATGCGCCCTGCGCCTGCAAATTGTTCGCGCCGATATTCCCGGATGCGACATTGCCGTAGAGGCCGATACGGTTGCTCGCATCGTTCTGATAAAGATTCGACAGGTTCGTCATATTCCCCGCCGTTCCCGATGCCGACGCAACTTCAGGGTTGATCAGTCCGCCAAGATTTGAAAGCCAGTTATTATATTGCTGGTTCTGAGCGTTCTGCGCGAACGTCATCGCGTCCTGATCGGCATTGCCGCTATCCAGCATCCCGGCCCCGGCGCGACGGCGATTGATTGCCGACATACCAGCGTCAATGCCTGCATCGTAGCCTGGCGACGTCGTGAACGAGGATTGCGCGTCCTTCGCTGCATCCGGGCCATTGACGCCGAGCGCATCGAGATAGAGCTTCGTCCCGGCGCCGTACTTGTCCTGTAGCCCGGAATAGATCGAGCCGGCGTTGTCGAGGTATCCCTTCGACGATGCAAGGCCGCTATCGAGCGCGCCAAGCCCTTGTGTCTGATAGGTCCCAAGCGCGGCGCGGTTTTTCTCCGCAGCTTCCTTTTCAGCCCCGCCACCGAACAACGTGCTCAGAAATGATGCCATGTCGCCACCTATTGAAATCTGTATCGGATAATCACGACACCGGAGCCGCCCGCGCCGCCTGGGAAAAAGGAGACAGAAGATGGCCCAAAACCACCACCTCCGCCGCCACCGGTGTTTGCGACACCGTCTCCCCCACCGCCAATGCCAGCGCTGCCCACACCGGCGCTTGCCCCACCGGCCGCGCCGGGGGTCCCGCTCGCATATGCAGCGCCGCCGCCGCCCGCTGCGTAGTTCACCATGGACCCCGTAATCGAACTGTCGAAGCCAGTCCCGCCGGTGCCGCCCGTGCCGGACGATCCGTTACCCCCGACGCTGCCAGCCCCGCCGCCGCCGCCCTGCCCGTTGCCGGACGCTGTTCCGCCCGCGTAGCCCTGCCCCGCTGTGCCAGCGCCACCAGAGCCACTCCCGATAGCGCCACCGCCAGAGCCTCCGGATTTACCGGTAGTCGTTCCTCCGCCAGCCCCGCCGCCGCCACCAAGGGCCGTCAAGCCGTTGAAGGAAGAATTGCCACCTGTATTCCCAGGAACTCCCCCTTGGGCTGACGCTTGAGCACCGCCGCTTCCGACAACAGCCGGATAGCTCCCAACCGAAACCGGCATCGTTCCTGACAGAAGCCCACCAGCCCCTCCGCCGCCGCCGCCAGCATTACTTCCGCTTCCGGTATAGGCCCCGCCACCTCCCGAGCCACCGCCGGCGACAATCAGATATTCAACCGTCGCGCTGCTAGGCGCGTCCGTGATGACGAACGTTCCGTTCCCGGTGAACCGGTGGACTTTGTACTTGCCGTCTGTCGTGACGGTGCCGCCCGTCGCGGTGATAAACTTCCTCACCTGCGACGCTGCACCAAAGCTGAAATGCGTCATGTATCGAGAGAGCCGAACAAGACCCACTCATCCGTCGCGATCTTCAGCAAGGTCGCCGCTCCGTATCGCGCAGATATCGCCTTGTTGGAATCGATCGAATGGATAGTCACTCCGGAGCCCTGAGCGAATGTGACCTTGCCCGCGCCGATCTGAACGGCGTCGATCTGCGTCCCGATATCGAAGGCAACAGAGGAATTTGGCGGGACGGTTACGGTCGTAGCCGCCGCATTGTTGAAGGTGCACGCATTTCCGCTATCTGTTTTAGCGAATGTGTAGCTCGTTCCAGTCTGTGCGTTAACGGCGCGAACGACGTTCGATTTCGTTCCGAAAGGAAGGTCCGACAACGGCTGGAGCGTCTCAAGGAACTTCAGAACAAGGTACCAGTTCGGATTAATCGCCCCATCCGGCATGAGAAACTGCTCTGCCGCGGATGGAATTGTAATCGTTCTGGCCATCAGCGCAGCACGTCCGCTTGCATGTCGGCTCCCATGAAGCCGAACGGGACATTGCTGGATTGGTCAAACCGCCAACGGACGCCCTTCACGTCAGCCTGCCCCCAAATCGACGATCGGATACGTCCTCCCGTCAGAGACTGACGCCCGACTTTCAACACGCGGGGATCAGCCCATGTCTGGCCGCTATCGCGTGACATTGAAATTTCAACGTCCGGTTCTGTCTGGACTGGATCGTTTCCAGTCGCGATGCCGACACCCGTCGTCAGGTAAAGCTCAATGCCGTTGATCCGAAGCACACTCGGAAATCCACCAATCGGACCGGTCTCGATCCGCATGCGCAGCGGATTGCCGATCTCGTCCTGAGCGTCCCCCGAAATCTCAAGAAGACTGCTGGATAAGGCATCCCCGCAAATCCATTTGTCGAAAGCCTTGACCGGGAACAGCCCGCGCCATTTTTTCTGGCCGTAGCTCTGCCGCTCATGCCAGCTTTCAAGCGTCGTATCGAACTCCCAACACCAGTCAGTTCCGCTGACCACGACAAAGCCGTGCCCCTGCGCGACATACACACACACTTGAATGGCCGCTTTATCGGTCTCGCGCTCAATGCGAAGATCAAGCTCCGCAGGAGACACGGCAACAGGCGTGTAGCCGTCAAGGCGCGAGACGCGGAAATCGTCTCCTATGAAATAAATCCCTTTTCCCCACCCATCGTCATGGCCTGCGACGGCGTATGGACCAACAATTCCGCGGGCAATGGTCGCGATATAGTTAAACAGGTATCCGGTATCGTTGACCTGCCCGCCCCACACCTCAATTGATGATGTGCCACAGAGCAACAGTTGACCGTTTCCGAGAGGGATCGGCCTGTAAAGCGCGTCCGGCTTACTCTCCGCCGCAGCTACGCTCAATGTGTTGATACTAAGCGAGTTGGTGTCCGAATTTCGGACCTTGCCGTCGCCGTAGGTGAAGTGAAACGCGCCGCGCAGATAGGCAACGGCGTTCGGTTGACCGACGTCAATGTCAGGATAAGACGATACTGCCGTCCCAGAAATGACAACCGCTCCATCGCCGGGGGAGACAATCACAATATGCGGCGTCGCTGCATTGTCGCGTGCCATGATAACGGGAGCTGTCCCGGGCACGGTTCCGGTTAACTGCTCTCCTGCTCCTCCGCTCGATAAAAAACTGTATGCCTTGTCGCCAAATACGGCATAGAGCGAGTTTCCGACAACGAGCGCACCACGATAGGCACCGGATGCGGCTGTTCCGAACCCGACAAGGCCAGCGCATCGCCAATAGGCATACGGTTGACCGGCAGTCCCGCTTAGTTTTTCTGGATAGCAGTTAATCAGCCGCCCGCCAGACGCCTGCGGATGTTTTCCCGGCGATGACAGGAGCGGGAACGGAACGGCTGTCATCCGTGATAACCGCCGTAATAGTTGCGACGGTACGGGCTTAGGCCCGGATCAATCGCCAGCGTTTTTCGCGTCCGTTCTGGCGCGACAAGGTAGCGAAGCCTGTTTTCCAAAACCTCAATCGACGACGGGTCAAGCTTCTGCTGACTGAATTTAGCCGCCGCGAACGACGCGACGATATCGGCAACCGCACTGAAAAGCCTGTCAGGGATATCGTCTTTATCGAGGTAAATGATATTGCTGATTGTCGCGATGGTGTTGTCAACCTCCGCGCTGATCGTCTGATATTCGACATTGCCGAGCGATTCACCGGCAACATTCTTGCCAAGAATGGCCGCCGCCTCGTAAACCAAATCATCAGCGGTCTTTGACATGGCATGCCCTCACAAAGAGGCGACGGCCCGTAGGCCGTCGCTGTTGGCAAGATGAGGATCAGGCCGATCCGTTGATGCGCGTGGCAAGACGCGGATCGATCGCAGCGCCGCCGAACAGGATATCCAGACGCCACTTGGATACGTCGTTCGTGCCGTCATAGACCGGAATGACGCGCACACTGGTCCCCTTGTAGGACTGACGAGACACGTCAACCGCGCCCGGCGGCTTGACAAGCGGGACCATCACCAGAGCGAAGGCGTTCTTGTGGAACACCAGGTTCTGACGATCCTGGGCGCCCGCTGCCGAGAACCAGGTTACCACCTTGTCATTGAGATCGGTGACGCCCGACGTAACCGCCACGTTCTGGAATGCACCGGTCCAGATCAGGGCCGGATACACGACGACATCCGCGTCGCCAGTGGTCACCGCGTCAGAGGAAACATCCGACACGACAACAAACTGTTTCAGGAACGGAAGCGGCGCTTTCGTCACCGGATTGACGGCGTACACGTCGGCGATGGTGAACACGTCACCCTTCTTGACGGTCTTGGTCGTGCCCAGACCATCCATATGAATGGTCTGGGTCATCGTATCCTTGACGGTCGCATAGCTGACAGTCGCCGTCGTCAGCGACTGGTCAATCAGAGCGTTCGTGCGAGTGCCGGCGGTATGCGTCAACACGTTCTGAGACATGAGCGTATCAACGCCACCGATTTCACCCAGCGAGCCCTTGCGATAAGCGCCCTTCGCGGCATCCTGAATGTAGAGACTGGTCTGGGAGCCGAGCAAAGCCCAATGATCCGACGGAGACAGGATGGCAGAACGGGTGTCCTGCGGGACGGCCAATTCGTCAAGACGCTCCGGAGCCTTGGCGAAGTCGGCATAAGAGCCGATTTTCTTCGTCGAGGTGCCGACCCAGTTCGGAACGCTGGCATACATTCTCGACAGGAACGTATCGACAGAGTTCGCAAGCTGGATCATCGCGGGCTTGATGACACGCTCGCCAAGTTCACCGATATTGAGGGTCAGGTCCTGCGAGGTGAACTCAAAGTCCACGCCGCGGCGCTGATTGACGGTCAGCGCAACCTTGCCCTCGGTCACATCCTGCGTCGCCATGGTGGCGTTGGTGCGAACCGTGAAGTCAGTCGGGCGGCGAATCGAAATGGTTTCCCCCACTTCGTAGCCGTTGACCTTCTTGGAGAACTCGTTTTCGTATCCGCGATAAACCTGCTTCGCGAACACAAGGTTGTTGTCGAGATGCATCAGTGCTTCCCGCGCGATGATATCGGCGGTCAGAGTGGTATTGGTAGCCATGTTTTAAGGTCCTTCTGGCGGGGCGCATCACTGCGTGCCGCTCTGGGCTGCGCGTCATCACGACGGGCAAGCTGGTTTGGATCGGCTCCTAGCCGCTCCAACCTGAAGTTCGCTTTGCGATGTAATCTTCCATCGATGATTTCGACGGATCGAATGCAGGCGCTGCGCCACCCTTCAAAGGCTGGATCGGAGACGGAGCATTGGTTTTTCGATTTGACGCAGGCATGCGAACAGCACCTTCAAGCCGGCCGATCTCGCGGGCCAGCTCCTTTCCGGTCATGCCGTTCAGGGCCTGCAACTTGTCAGGGTTTTTGGCGAGGTAGTACGAAAGCAAAGCGCTCTTGTCGGACGCGATAATCTCACGACCTACTTCCGGATTAACCGGCGTTCGCGATGACGCCAGAACCTGGTCGTAGTCTGTGATACCTTCTCGCGCTTCCTCGACGCGCTCCTCGTGAGCAACGACAGCATCTCGCCATGCGTCGTTTCGCTCTGCTCCCGACCGGCGCTGATCCGCCAGCGAATTTTCCTCACGGATTATCTTCCGCGTGTTGTAGGCGTTGATTGCCCGCTCATAGGCGAAGATATCGCCGTTAAAATCAGCCTCCTGCGGCTCTTTATCCGCTCCCGCCTGACTTTCCTTCTGCGCGCGCTCAATCTGCTCAAGGCGCTCCATCAGTGCGGCATTCTCGCGCCGCAATACCTCATTGCGAAGTTTCTCGCGGCGAGAACCGGATAGCTTCTTTGGCTTGTCGTCATCGGCGCTGGCATCATCACCGGCATTGTCGCCAGCGCTTTCCGCCTTTTCCGATTCCGTATCGTCAGGCTTTGTTTCAACCCCCGTCGAGGCTTCTTCCGCCTGATCGAGATTCACGATTTCATCGCCCGGCGGTGCCGCCAGCGTGGTTTCGTCAGCCATTGGTTTTCCCATAAAAAAAGCCGCCCTAAGGCGGCGCTCTCATCGCGTCCGGCGCGTCATGCGCCAGCCATCGGATGACCTATTCGGCAGGCTCTAACTCGCGTTCCTGCTCCTGCACATGACGCTCAGCGTCGTGATACATCTGTGTTTCGTGACGCTCGCGCGAATGCATAACGCCAGCCCGCTTTGCATCAAGCTCGACCATCTTGATTTCAAGCTCGACAGCAGCCATGCGCTGCTTCTGTTCAAGCTCGATCTGCTTTGCCTGATATTCAAGCTCAGCCATGCGCGCGTCGTTCTCTGCCTTCGCCATCTCGGCATGAGCCTTGATCGCGGCGGACTGATCAGCGATGCCGGGGTTTTGAACCTCCTGTGCCTTGGCGGCTATTTCGACGCGCTTCTGCTGGTTATCAAGCTCCTTGCCTTCAAGCTCGATCATAACTGCGCGTTGCTTGATCTCAGCCTCCTGCGCGGCCTGCTGCTCATCCGGCGACGGCGGCTCCTGAGGCGCATTTGGATCGCGCTCACGCTCTTTAAGCCGCGCCTTGATGGCAGGCGGCAACAGCGTTTCTAACCGCTCGCCTATTTCCTCAGCGTCCGGCCAGTCCTGCATCTTGGCATAGATATCGCCCAATACCGGAGCGGCTGGCGGGTACGCCTGCAAGAACGCGGTAATACCGTCGCTGGCTTCCTCGCGGCGCGAAGCGTAGCTCGGGCCGGCGACAATCACCACGTCATACGATCCGACAGTCACATCATTCTCAACGATCTCATGTCCGTCGCGCATCGTAGGTTTATTGATATCCGTCGTTTCCTGTTTGCCGTCGAACCCAACAATCCGAACCGTGCGCTGCGCATCGTAAATATGCGGGATAAGATCAACGATGATCTGCCCGGTACGCTGGATGCCCAGAGAAAAGTTCGCGTGGTAAACAAACGTACCCGTGTCAGCCTGAGCATCGCGCCGGCGAATGGCAATCCCGCTGGTCTCATTCGACCGCGCACCAAGAGAGGCGTCATAGATACCAATCACAGCCCGGATGCTGTCGGCGGCCTGCTGGCGTCCTAGCTGAATGGCCTGCGACGCGACGGGAGGCGGGACACGCTGCGGTCCGCCCGGCGCAGATGCGTCCGGCGTGTATTCCAGGAACGGATGATTTTCCGTATTCGCCGTTTCCCAGATATCATAGTTCTTCTCAAAATGCTTTCGCGTTCCGATCCACGGCGCCTTCGGCTGTAGCGCAATCACTTCTGTTTCTGCGGAGGCATAGTAATTCAACATGCGCTGCGGCTCTTTGGCGTAGCGCACCATGCCGTGCCGATAGACGTTGCGGCCGATGCAAACTTCTTCGCCAAGAATAGGCACAATCGGGATATGAAGCCCAGGCCACTCGTTTTCTTCAAGAATCTCCGCGCAGGTGATCTTGTATTGGACCACCTTGAAGCTGTCGCGCCACTCGATCCGAACGCCATTCTGCTGCGCCTGCGCAATCGATGCCGCAATCACATCCTTGCTCTGGCCTTTGATATCGTCCGTCAGATCGACAACAGCGCCATCCGGTGACATCGCAAGAAGACGCTTGATCGGCTTCTTGATCCAATATTCCGCGACACGAATAAAATCGTCGCCATGCCAGTCATAAAACGGCTGGCCTTCTTTGATCTCGAATCCCTCGTAGCGCGCGTTCGGCCATTGCTGCTTGAACTTGGCGCGTGACATATCGACCGGCACAAAACAGTGCATTGCATCTTCGCGCGTCGGCAGGATAGCATCAGCATCCCAGATAACCGCTACGCCATCGCTGATTGATGCAATTCTGATCTCCTGATTGAACGTCGTCGAACTCGCGTATTCCGTGGTGACGCGCCAATGGCCGACCCCGCATGTCACCTGACTGTCGGCGGCCTGCGTGTAGACACTTTGCGCGTAAGACCTGTTCTCAATGTAGCGGACCATGCCAGCCAGAACGTCGGCGGTCTTCGGATCGGCCACGCTATCAACCGGGATGACCTTGATCCCAGGCTTTGCCTGCCGCATGTCGCCGGTCACCTGCCGGACAAACTGCGGTATCTGATTGAGCACATGCGTTGGGCGGCCTTGACGCGCTTTCAGCGCCTGCGGGTCCCACTGGTCCTCAATCTCGCCGCGGCGGAATGCCAAGTCGGCATAAGCCATTTCGATGTTACGGCGATCATGCTCATAATCACGCGCATACTCCTCCATAGCCCGCGCGTGAACGTCATCCCAGTCAGATTTGGACACGGCTTTGCGTTCGCCGGTTTCGCCGCCGACGTTGTCCAAGATTTCATCTGACATGAATTATGCGCTCATCCAGCCCGAGGCTTGTCGACGACGCCTCACGGGTTCGTCGTTCGGCGCTTCATAGGCGATACACATCAAACCGAATGCATCCGCGCCGTGAGACGAAAAGTCATGGTTCGGCCCAAGGCCGATGTTGCGGGTTTCGTCCCTGCGCTCGTGATACCAGCCCAATGCATCGATCCCCGCCGTCGTCGTTTCCTCATTGAACCATATCGACGGAAACAGCCGTCGACCGGATTCAATCCGCATCGACGCGGCGCCCTTGCCCTGGTTAGGGATAACGACGGTATCAAAACCGGCGTCACGAAACGCGCTCTCATAGGACACGTCAAAAACCTTGTCCTGCGTTGTTCCGTCGTGCGGCAGGACAATCAGCGCGTTGCCGTATCCATTCGCTCGCAGCCATGTCACATGCGTTGCGAGCGGCTGGCCAACAGCCTCATAATAATCGAGCACCCTGATTTCGCGCCCGACGAATTGCGCGATCCAGATTGCGACCGCGTCCGCCCTTGCGCCCGTGCCGCCAATGTCGAAGAACGCCCGATATGTCATCAGCGGATCAGCCGATACCTTGCCAATCCGGCCCTTTGCCCTCGCCTCTGTCAAACATGCGGCGTAATATGCGCCGCTGACAACGCCAGCGTAATCGCCCTCCCAGATGTGATTGTATTGATCCGGATTATCACGAAGGCAATCAAGCCGCTCCTGATCAAGCACTTTTGGGAACCATGGATTATCTGACCAATTGGCGCGGACAACTCTTGAATTTGTTGGCGTGCTGTCACCACGCAACAGCATGTCGACGGGGTCGTTCTTCCGACGCGGGTTCCACGAAAACCATAGCTCGGACCCGTCAACGCGGATCGTCGGGCGAAGCAATGACAGAGACCGCGCGCTTAATGTTTGCGCTTCCTCGCACCATGCACGCTTGAAGCCTTCAAGCGACTTGATGGATTCCGCCGTGTGATCCTGCATCCCTTGGAAAATGATAACGCCGCCGCCTGGCGTCTCGATCACTTCACGAAAGACCTTGAACCCATCGGCCTCGCCAAGCCGGTTGTTCGATAGCTTGTCCTCTATAAGCCGCTTGGCTGAATCCTTGAGCGACTTCTGCACCTCGCGGATACAGACCGACCGAAGCCCTTTCTCGTACAGACTATCCTCGATCAGCATATCTGCGAAGAACTGAGACTTTCCGCTGCCGCGCCCGCCGAACGCCGCCTTGTAGCGTGACGGATCAAGAAGCGGCCGGAATATCCTCGCTGTTGGAATCTGCAAGCTGCGCGTCAACGATAACTCGCTCAATCCTATGGATCATGCTGATTGCGGGGTCGTCGCCGTCACCACCGATAATGGCCTGAGCAGGCTTACCATCAAGGCGATCAGCGATTTCCCTAATTGCTGACAATCCTTCTGAGGTAGCCGCTATTGTCAGGAGATTACGAGCAAGAGACCTGAGCGCTTTAGGATCACCTTCCCCGAGAGAGGCGAGCTCCATTCGCAGAGCCTCACGAAATGGCTTGTCTTTATTGAGCGATCCCTTTGGTCGTCCAGCCATTTTTTATTGCTTAAATTGCTGATCGAGCGGGATAAATCCGTCTCTATTAAAGACGAAATTGTTAATTGGCCTGAAGCTCTCAATCAGCCTTCTCTCAAATGAAAGTGCCTGCTTTTCGCTCGTAAAAATCGCCCTGATACGAGCCTTACCATTCAATCTGGCAGCCGAACTAAAGCTGCGGCGCCCTCGACCCTTGCCGATGTAGATAAGCGATCCGCTCTTGTCGTGAACCGAATAAACGTAGAATTCTCGGTTATCCAACACAAATACTGCATGGTCAGCCAACAGGGTGCCGTGCCCACGGTTCAACAACTCCGTGGCAGCTTTGGCTCTAACAGACGGCGGAGCGGATGGGCTATTCATAATCTCAGCCAACACGCGAATAGCACTGTCCGTATAAGACCTAGCTTTTGATCGAATTTCTACTGTCGCCTTCGCCATTTGCCTTAATCCGGGGTCGCCCCTTCCCAAAACAAAACCCGCCGCGATCAAACGACCGGGCGGGCGCAATTCTGCATCTGCATTAATGACGATCGGTTATTCGCGACTCCCTGTCAAGTTCCAATTGAGGATTTATGTGGAAATGCACAATCAGCTTGTCGAGACCAGCACGAAGCCGGTCGCGCATCTCGAAGCTGTCGATTTTCCGGTCGAGCACCGCGCAGTTCTTGACTGCCATCTGTGCTTTCCGCCCAGCCTCCCCGCAGGCATCGAAAGCCCTGTTGTATCGCTTCTTGATTTCGATCGCTTTCTCGGGGGCCATTTCCCGGCCCAGCGAGACTCCTACGCGCGTTAAATCCATGGCGTGCGGGTGAGGACTCGGGATGTCGTAAACCGCACAGAAAGCCACCGAGAGTCCGGCAAACAGCATCCCTGCTTCGTACTGTGCCGGCGTGATGATTTTCCGCAGCATCATGCGCCCGAATTCCGATCCGGCTTCCGGCCACTCGCGATATTCGCGCGGCACCCCGACGCGGTGCGGCTGTGACGCCACCTGGGATTTCGGGTTGACGTAGACACGGGCGATCCGGCCATTCGGCTCGCGCTTTCCCGTTTTCCTCGGCCGTCCCACCATGATCTGCATGACCCCTCGTTTGTATCGGATAAACTCGCGTGACCACGTCAACCCGATCATTACGGCCCTCAAAGTGAAGCTTCCGAAACGGAAGCCTCATGTCCCGGCGGCCACTCCGAGTCGAAACTCCAGCCGAAATGCCTGTCCTGAGGCGGCTCGCGGCCAAGATGTTGCGCCCACGCCCGCCATTGCGGCGTATCGGCCTTGACGTGGACCTTGGTAGATAAACGCTCGGCAGCGGCGGATTGCTGCATCACCGCGACGGCAGCATGATCTGCCCAGCGCTGCTGGTTCAACCAGGTGATGGCCTGCGGGATGAACCTGGTGCCGATGTTGCCGCGCGTGCCCTCATCCACAGCAAGCTTTTTCACCTCCTCGACCATCGTGCCGGGGTCAACGCCTGATTTGACCAGCGAGTTGAACCGTTGCTCAGCCGGCTTGCGGGGATTTGGCCCATCCCTGCGCGGATAGGCTTCCCAGAATTCGTCGAAATGGCTCTCACGGGGTCGCGTCGCCTTGGCGACCGACCGAGAGTGTTTGTTTTCTGTCTCTGTCTCTGTCTCTGTCTCTGGGGAGCGTGACGGGTCCGTGACGTCACGCGTGACGCTACCGTGACGGTCACGCTTTGCGTCACGGTAGCGCTTTGACCGTTCCGCGCTCGATACGTCACGGTCGCTCTTGTACTGGCGGCCATCCCAATTGTGCGGTTTAAATCCGTCTTCCGTCTTGTCCAAAAGACCGGCACGATGAAGCTGTGCCAGCGCCTGCGCCGCCTTATCCACCTTCATCTGAAGCGTGTAGGCTATATGAGCGAGTGCTGGAAGCTTGCCATCGTTGCGCGATGCAATGCACATCATGTTGAACCAGGTACGAAACAATTCTGCCGGCAGAAGCTGAAGCTTCGGGTCGGTCGCCGCTTCTTCGTATGCCCTCCACCATCGATTCATGCAGCGGCCCTCCGCGCCCGCCGCTTGTATGATTTCACGATGATGAATCCCGGCTCTGGCATTGGTTGAGACAGAGAAAGATCAATCAGAGCGTTAAGGTCCCCCTCCAGTTTTCCGAGCCGGGCTTCTACATCTGATGGCAGAGACGCAGGGGAAACGCGCCGTAGCTCGGTTTCCATGGCATTGAAGGCGTCGATGTACTTCACCTTCCATGCCAACGCGGCATCGCCGGTGAATCCCATTGCCAGTATAGAAAATCCGTCCCGCGTCAGACAAAAAGCGCGCTGCCGGCGTGAGCTGTTATCAAGATATGAGATCGGCTGAAAATTCAGCCGACCAAATTCTCCCAATTCTTCCATGATCTTATCGATGGATTGCAGGACATTCTTGTGCTGCTTGCTGAAGTGGGCGGCAATATCCCTGCTGTCGCAGACAAAGCGGCCATCCGCCAAGACAAGCCGCGGCCGGTCACCGGCGATCATGTCATCCTCGTCATGAAGGAGGCCATCGGCGCGCAGCATCCTGCGAATGTCGGATCTGACATTAAGGTGCGCGCGGCGGTCAGAAGGCGTCAGAGCGGCATGGTATGTGCGATCATCGTCGCCGCGCTTCCATTCTATGGCAGCATGCTTGCCAGACGGGCGCACCGTTCCGGTGATTCCAACTGCGGAAAGCTCCTTCAAGGCGGCGTCGATGCATTCGTTTGTGATCATACCATCCCCATCGCATGCATGTACGATTCCAGGATTTCCTCCTGTTCGGCACGCTCATCGGCATCCTGCTTACGCAGGCGGACAATCGTGCGTAGCGCCTTGACGTCGTAGCCGTTGCCCTTGGCCTCGGCATAAATATCCTTGATGTCGTCGCTGATCGCCTTCTTGTCCTCCTCCAGGCGCTCCACCCGTTCGATGATCGCGCGCAACTGATCGGCCGCAACGGCCGTTGCTGAATTGTGTCCAATCGTCACGTCAGACATGCTTTCCCTCCGGTGTTGTAAAACTGCGATTCCCGTCCCGACGCAGCACGCCCCAGCATTCCAGGGTCACCAGCGCCTCATCGAGGCTGTGAGCGACGGCCGTTCTGGCCCCGGCCACTTCCATCTCATTCAAGGCTTGCCGCTGGATCGGCGTCAGGCGTCCACTGTCGGCCTTGAGCTCAAGCCCGAATATCTGGGCGCGGTAGAAGATAAGAACATCTGGAATTCCAGCCTTGACCCCAAGTCCTTTGAAAATAGATGCTTCTATTTTCGAACGCTTCCCGCCATTCGGGCAATGAAAGGCAAATACGCCAGGCATCGCTCGCGACCGAATATGCTTGAATAATAATTTTTGAATTTCTTGTTCCGGTCTATTCACGGCAACGCCCTCCACCCTCTCGTCAAGGCGCAGGCAGTAGTCTTGCTGATATTGAGATGGCGGGCGATTTGAGAGCCGCTGAGGCCATTCATGAAAAGAGATTTTGCGTCCGCTCGGAGTCTATCCGATAGACGGTTATGACCTCTTCCAATTGCAAGACCGGATAAATTCCCACGTTCTTTTTTGTGCATGTCATCGACGTTGTCGCGTTGAGTTCCGATAAATAAGTGCTCAGAATTAACGCAGGCTGGGTTGTCGCATCGATGCAACGCGTTCATTCCTACCGGAACTGGCTTCCCAGCTATTTCAAGAGAAATATGGCTAGCAAATCGAAGCTTTCCCTCAACACGCATCTGGCCATAACCGTTGCGATCATTCGATCCTAGCCAAAGGAGACATCCACTGTTCGGGTCCGGTATTGTAAATCTATCAAAACGCTCCGTTACGGTTTCCTTCAACCATCGATTTCCCTTCCCGTATTTAACAATGCCAGGCATGGACCTCGCTTTCAGATGCGACACGACGGCCCGCTGAATCTGTTCCTCGGGACGCTTCATCGGCGCACCACCGATCCATCAATTTTCTTTTTCCAGATAGAGTTGCGGGAGCAAGCAAAGCTGGACGGCTTTCTGATGCCAAGATTGCGATTGCGAACCCGGTTCGATTTCGCGATTACCTTCTTGTCGGCTGCTGTTTTTGGCTTATGACAGACGATATGCACCGGGCGCAGATTGGCCCAATCGTCACGACCGCTAATCTCTCGTGCCTCGACGTGCTCGACCTCCCAAGCCTCGCCCCTGGCTGCGTTGATAGGACGCTCACACAGATAGCAGATGCCGCTATGCTCTAAGAAAAGCTCAGCACGCTTATTACGGGTGAGAGATTTGCGAGGTGACTGAACGCTCATACCACGCCTCGCTCTGTTGATGACGCACGAATTGCGGCACGAAGTCTGCGACGATGCTTCTCTTCTTTCGTGCATCGTGTCGAGAATCCGCTTACCTCAGACATACTCGCCTCGATCATCGCGCGGGATGGCTCGGATGAGACTATGAAATGATGATTGTCAGCGAGAAACCTCTGCAACCCGCTGGCAGTTAGCGACGATCCTGAGTTGATCAGAAGGCTATCCAAGGAACCGAGCGTGCCGACGCGCTGTCCGGCTTGGCGAGCACCACCCCATACCTCACGCATAATTTCTCGAATAACTACCGGACTGGTAATGCCGTGCTTGATGAAGGCATTCACAATCGTCAGGCCAAACTCGTGAACAAGCTCACGATGGCTCGTATTCATACTATCGACACGGTCGAGCGAGAATTGGCGCTTGGCTGACAGGCTCATGCGGCCTCCCTCGTTTCAAGGTGAACGCCCTTCTCCGCGCACCACACATGGATAAATTCGATGAGATCGCTGAATTGCGCCTTGGTCAGCCGCGACGATCGGAAGCCGACCGGGAATGGCTTGCCGTCAAGCCCCGTTTCAAACTGCACGGCATGACCGCAGGCATGCATGAACAGGTTCTTCCAAACCTCAGCTGTATGACAGCGTCCTTCCGGCTTAGCTCGGGACACGTCAGACAGAAGCGCCCAAAGCAACGCGTTCTGGTCCGTCGAGCGTGTTGCAGCGCGGATCGTCAGAACGGCATCCATAGGCGCGCGGTCAATCATCTGCTTGGCAAATGATCGCTGAGATTGGCTATGAAGGATCACTGTTTGAGACATGGCGATACTCAGAATTGGATATCGTCATTCATGTCGGACGAAGGCTGGCTGCGTCCCGTGGCGCTGGCGTAAGAGTTCTCCCGCCGGGCATCTCCGCGCGATGAGGATGGCCCCTCCGCACCGTCGAGCATGGTCAGCGCAGAATTGAAGTTCTGGAGCACCACTTCGGTGGAGTAGCGATCCTTGCCGTCCTTGTCCTGCCACTTGCGGGTCTGCAACTGGCCTTCGAGATACACCTTCGCGCCCTTCTTCAGGTACTGCTCGGCGATCCGGCACAATCCTTCATTGAAGATGACGACGCGATGCCACTCCGTCTTCTCCTTGCGCTCGCCGGTGTTCTTGTCGCGCCAGGTGTCCGAGGTCGCGACGCTCAGATTCGCGATCGGCCGCCCGTCCTGCGTACGCTTGATTTCCGGATCGGCACCCAAATTACCGATCAGAATTACCTTATTGACAGATCCGCTCATGCTGCCTCCTTCAAGTCATAGGCATTGATTCGATCCACGAGCGCGTCCAATTCTCCGTTGAACTGATCCACCGCGTCAGACAGTTTCTTGATGTAGGATTCGTCGCGGTAAACCCGCTTCACGAAAAGCGGAAGCTTCGGCCAATAGGCGACGAAGTCCCACCATTCCCGCTCCGCGACCCACATCCCGCCTTGAATCTGGGCGAGATGTTCGGACGGTATTTCCCCAGACTCGAGAAGCTCGATCATCAGGTGAGGAAGCCGGGTCTTGATTTCCAAGCCTCCGCTCTCGTCAATGAGACTGTCGGGGCTCGCTCCCTTACGGCCAGATTTGATGAACCCCACCTGAAGCGGTTCGCAATCGTTCATGAAGGCGTAAAGATCGCGAGCCTCTTGCTCCATAGCCTTCCCCCGCTCCATGTGAGCGTTCGTAAACGCCTCCATGGGCTCGCCAGTGATGATCTCGCCGGCTAGCTTGCGCATATAGGTCTTTCGGGTCAGGCTCTCACCGCCGCCCTTCCCCTTCATGAGTAAGGTCTGGAACTCGCTTGCCGTGACAAGACCGGCGCGCGCCGCAAACCACTCCAAAGACCCCTGCTCGCAGGTGATAATCTCCATTACTTCCCCCTCTTGGCTTCCAATAGCTGAACGGCATGGGCGAATTTCTCAGCTGGTATCTCAGCCAAGCTACCAACTCGCAGGTAGCGGCAGAACTTCTCTTTATCCGCTCCGACTTCATCAGCCAGAGCGACAAGCTGATTGAGCTGATTGGTCGAGACGTAAGCCGGCTGTTCGGATGCGCCGCCGTCATCGTCGCTTGAAGCCGCGAGACCGAGCGCGGCCTTCAGCGTATAGCGCTGTAGGTAGGTAATGGCCGAACCGACCGCTTGGATGCTATTCTTGTTGCCGCTGTCGTCGCGGCCTGCACTGAGCGTCGTTTCTTCGGAATGGCCGGCGCGGTGCGAGAGGATGCAAGTGACCGTGACCGGCTCGCTAATATTGGATGTCACACGGAATCGATATGAAAGGCCGTGTCGGCTCAGGATCGGGTCAACCGTTCTCGCGATCTCTGCGAGGTCTTCGTGCCGATAGTTGGTCCGCCCTTTGGATGAACTGAAATCAACCTCGCGGTTCTTCGTGATCGTTGGGACTTCGGCTTTCGCCGCCGCCATCGCCTCATCGAATGCTTTGCGAGCCTGATTGGCCTCCCAACGTTCCTGAAGCGTCATTAGCTTTTCAAGAACCTCGATACTCGCGCCCTGTCCCACCGCACGATTGAGCATATCCATCGGCGTCAAGGCCGCCGGCTCCGCAGGCGGGATGATATTGATTTTCTCCAGCGCGCTCATGTTGCTCTCTCCTGCCTGATTTCAAGCTTCAGCTGACGATTGACGATGTCCTGCAACGCGGCCTCAAGCTCGGTCCTGCGGATTGACCGGGGCCGCTCCAGCGCGATCAGCGCGCGCAGGTGATGTGCCTTGTGGACTGGCGACAACGGGCGAATGCGACGGAGGATTTCCGCGATGGATGGTTTCATCACAGCGCCCCAATCCGATCTTTGAGTTCGGCTATTTCGCGCGCAATGTCGGGATCGGCGTCCAGTAGCTTCTCGATCTTTTTCACGGCGAACATCACTGACGTGTGGTCGATGTCGCCAAAGAGCCGCCCGATTTCCGGATAGGATCGATTTGTCAGAATTCGCGCCATATACATTGCGACATGACGACCACGAACGAGCCGCGCCTTCCGACGAACTGATGTCATGTCGTGGACGGTGAGCCCGTAGTAGTCGCCAACAACCTGACGGATTTCCCTGATTGATGGCGCTCCCATTCCGATGATGCGGAACCACGGCTCACGTTTTGCGGGAGCCGCGGCCGGCTCGGAAGCGTGACAAATCGCGACGGCCCCGTCTTGAATCGATACCCGTGCCCGATCCGCCTTCGCCTTGGCGTTCCAGTGCGCGCGATCAGCGGCCATCTCAATGCGATGATGGATCGCCTTGTGCCGCTCGTGAAAAACTGCCTGTGACGGTGTCATATCTTACCCCTTCAACTCAGGAGCGATCCACAGAGCCAAGCTGGCGAACGAGGCGCTCAAGCCGATCAATCTGCGGGCCAAAAAAACTCTCATCGACTTCACGCATCCCTCCGATGGTGGCGCGGAACTGAGCCGCAAGGGCGGCCGTCTCTTTGCGCGCGGCGGCGAGTTCTGCGGCGCGGCGGACGGCGACGATTGCCCGGTGATTGTGATCCTGAATTTCGCCCCGCCAGAGCGCGCGAGCGGTGCGCTTTGAAATGTTTGCGGCATTGGCAACCTTCTCAAACCATCGCGGCTGCTCGCCATATCCGGGCTTGCCAACCAGTTCGATCATCGCTTCACGCACACTCATTTTGGCCAACTTCGTCCACACTTGGATTCTCCTTCATGGTTTCGTTGCGACATGAAGAAGAGTCCGACCAAACACACACACTCGACTTTTCATTCGCTCGGCGTTGCAGCGCAGAGCGTCGTGACCTCACTCGAACAGACGAATTGCAATGATGCCGATGACCGGGATCAGGAGCCAAAGACAGATGAACAAACTCCAGACCACCAGCGATACGGTGTCGGGATCGTAGGATGTGGTGCTACCTGCCGTGGCTGATCCTCGCCCTGATCGCGGCGCGGGCGATATGGCGGGAGATCGAGCACCAGCGGATGGAATGATGATCGCGCCGGCCCCGGGCGCGTCAGACCGCGCGCAGCCTTGCATTTCCCCCGGTGTGAGGTCGCGCGTTGTCATTGCCCCGGCTCCGTCGGGACCGGCGCGAATACGGTAGCTAGGTCTGGGCGAAGATCGGCAGCGGGAATGCCGGTGATGCGGACAATTTCGACAACGCGATCCGATGGTATTTCATTGCGCGCCCATCGCGTGACCGTCGCCTTATCGACGCCTAGCCCGCGAGCCACATCAACGAGGCGAAGGCCCCTACCCCGTAGCAACGCCTTGAATGGTGTTTCTTTCATACGTCGATAGTTGCGCAACTATCAATAATAGTCAAGAGGAATAGTTGCACAACATGCTAACGACTAGGTTGCGCCGCAGCGTTAATATTCTCAGATGACTGCCGACCGAATCCATAGGGGGAAACAGCCTAGGCGACCTCATTTTTTGAGGGAATGGGCCGAAAAACGAGGCTATTCGCGCCCTGTTGACCTCGCCACGGCGCTAGATGCCGATAAAAGCCTGATTTCCAGATGGTATAGCGGCTCTACGCCTGGCGAGGACTGGCAGGCCGCATTGGCAGATTTTTTTGGCTACCCCGACGAGCCGGACATTATTTTCCGCCATCCTGATGAAGATTGGTTCGCCCGGTTTTTTCGTGACCGCTCAATCGATGAGCTGAAACGCATGAAACAGATGCTCCAAGCAGCTTTTCCGAAAAAAACAGGGACAAACGATAGTTAGACCAATCCGCGACTGACATGGCCGCGCGGCACGGTGCCGATAAAAAGTTGCAAGTTGCACATCTTTCATATTGACCGATGTTGTTAGTTGTGCAACTATCTCCCCATCAAACGGGAGAGCACGATGGCTAAGTTCAGCTTCGACATCAAAAATCGATGGGACGGGACAACGGTCTTCACCGCCGAGATCGAGGCCCCGACCGGCGCTTCTGAATATTTGAAGATGGGCTTAGCAGTAGTAGCCGCGGTGAAGCGCGGCGCGAACCTCGGCGGCGCGAACCTCGGCGGCGCGAACCTCCGCGGCGCGAACCTCTACGGCGCGAACCTCCGCGGCGCGAACCTCGGCGGCGCGAACCTCGGCGGCGCGAACCTCGGCGGCGCGAACCTCGGCGGCGCGAACCTCGGCGGCGCGAACCTCTCCGGCGCGAACCTCGGCGGCGCGAACCTCGGCGGCGCGAACCTCCGCGGCGCGAACCTCTACGGCGCGAACCTCTACGGCGCGAACCTCGGCGGCGCGAACCTCGGCGGCGCGAACCTCGGCGGCGCGGACCTCGGCGGCGCGAACCTCGGCGGCGCGAACCTCGGCGGCGCGAACCTCTACGGCGCGGACCTCGGCAGCCAGTGGATCATTCAAGGTCAGACCCGCTCTGACGGCTATCCGTTCTTCCTACAGAAGCTGACAGACGACAAGGAGCCGATGGTAAAGGCTGGCTGCCGTCTCTTCACGGTCAAAGAGGCGCAAAAGCATTGGACCGCTACCCGCGGAGGCACCCCACTCGGAGAGGAGACGGAAATCATTGTTCGAAGTCTCGTCCGACTCGCTCGGGTTCGAGGACTTTGGCGGGACTCATACGTTGAAGCGAAGGAGGCCGCGTGATGTCCAGCATCAAGGATCGAATGGTTTACGTGGTGATCGTGGCTCATGAGAGCGGCGATTTCATCCCGGAGCAGCCCGTTTCGGTGGACCGCAAGATCGTCGTGCGGGACATCGCCAACGGCCAGTACGAAGAACTGGTTCAGGTCCTCGAATGCAACCCGGTTGAGCACATCTGCGATGATGTGACCAAGGATTTGGCTTGGGAAGTCTCGGCTCTTTGGTCCGAATACGGCGAGCCGCTTAACGACTGGCAGCGTGATTTCATCGAACAGACGATCGGGCTCGAAGCCGCGAACGCCTTCCCGAGGGCAGCGTGATGCTTCCCTTCGCCATCCGTCTCGCCGCAGAGGCGCTTTCCCTCGCCGCGTTCATTTCGACGATTGCCGTTCTGGCAGTTCTTTTCACGGAGAAACTGTGATGCCGGACCTGAAGAACTACACCGCGCATCTGATCGCGCATCAGGTGTCCGAGGAATTTCTGATCTGTCACGCGCGGGAAGAGGTCGGCAGCGATTGGGCTCCGTTCTCGCATAGCCGCGCCATGGACAAGGTCAGGGAGTTGGCCGCGTACCTCGGCTATCGGTTGGAGCCGGTTACTCAGGAAATCGCACCCACGGCCAAATCTTATCCGTCAAACGTGGTGCAGATCGGTGACCACTCGCCTGAATACGTCCAGACGCTCGATACCGTCGCCAGCATCGTTGGCGCGCCGCAGTTCGATGGGGCTGCATGATGGAGGCGCAATACAAAATCGATCGTGGCGTAGCGATGCCTGAATCTCGCGGTCGTCGCCGCAAGTACCCGCTGGCCGAAATGCAGGTCGGAGATTCGTTCACCGTCAATCGTAACGAGGTTGACGCTCTTCGAACCGCCGCAAGTTGGTTCGGCCGTCGCAATGGGCGGAAGTATTCGATCCGCTGCGTCGATCCGATCAAGGGCGAGTACCGCTGTTGGAGGATCGCATGACCGCCATCCTCTACGCCATTGCCGATTGGCACGCATCGAAGGCTTGCGCCGCGTATCTGTCAGGCGAACTGGACGCTTACTGCCGTCACATTCTGATTTGCGACGCACTTCGCAGAGGTATCTCCGCATGACCTCCCAGGACCGAGCCAACCACCTCCTGTCCCTCGATCAGCAAGCGCGCCGGATGAAACTGTCCGACGCCGCGCGAGAGGAAATCCTTGCCGGTGCTGATCCTGAGCGGCTGACACGCCGCCTCCAAGACCGGAGGGTCTGAGCATGGCTGAGAGCACACCGCTTCCTTGGCACATCAGCTTGCCAGACGAAACTTTGATACTCGGACCGGACCGCCAGATTGTCGCTACGACATTGCAAGACGAGGACGATTATCAGGCCAATTGTGACCGGCGATCGGCTGATGCCGAATTGATCGTGCAATGCGTGAACACGCACCCGGCCGCTATGGCTGCGCTGCGGGAATCCTACGTTGCGCTCGCCTTTGCCTTCAATCGCCTGCACAGCAGCGGGCGCTCGCGCGATGGCGAGCTTTGCTCTGACTTCGGCAAGGTGAGAGGCCGCATCGAGGCCGTGTTCAAGTCTACCGGAGAAAAACTGTGATGGCTGAGAGCAAGATGCCAGCCTCCCTCACCTCACTCATTGAGCGCATCGAGGCCGCGACGGAAGGCAGTCGGGAGTTGGATGGGCTTATCTGGAAAGCCATCTGCGAAAAACCGGGCGACGTTTGGGCGAACGACGTTATTGACGGCGATGTTTGGTTGCGTCGCGACCCAATAGACCACGTGGCGTGGGAAGGTCCGCCCGCGTATTCCACCTCCATCGACGCCGCTCTGACTTTGCTGCCGGAAGGGTTCAAGTGGAAGTGCGGCTACAGCCGCCACGTTCCGCATAACGCAGAAGTCATCGATTATTCGGCTCACACGGGAACGTTTATCGGTGAAAGCGATGCTTCGCGTTGCCTCGCCCTTCTCGCCGCCATCCTTCGCGCCAGACAGTCGGAGTTCATCAATGACAAAGCGTGACGAACTGCTTTCGCTCGCGGAGCGATGCGAGAAGGCCGACAAAGGCAGCTTTGCGTTGGAGTGCGCCATTGCCGAGGCAGTTGGTGGGCTTGCGACGCCGCCGCGCAACTACACAGTATCATTAGACGCGGCACTGGAGCTAGTTCCCATCGGCCACGATTGGTCGCTGTTCTTCGACAACAGCGCGGCATTGGCCGGCTGTATGCCAGCCAGCGAAGACGGCTGCGACATGACGGACGTTCCCGGCTCAACTCCCGCCCTAGCCCTATGCGCCGCCGCTCTCCGTGCTCAAGCCGAGATGGAGTCCTGACATGGACGATACTTTGAAAGCCCTGAAGGAAGACATGCTCGCATTCATCGACCCCGGTGTAGCGGAAAATGACATTGAGCACACTGTGTCAGTCGAACACCACAACTTCCTTCGTTGGTTCGACGCGCTTGACCGCCTCTCCGCGCAGCAGCGCGAGCCGGTCGTGCGGGTGAAGGAGTTGAAGTGGACATCCGTATTTGGACGCCCTGCGACGCGCGCAGAATCTCTTTCATCTATTGGTCTTTATATTATCGCCGATCTTGATGGCACGGAAAGGTTTTCTGTCGGCCTCGACAATGGAGCGTGCGCAGCATTTTTACTTGACGAGGCCGGGAACAAGCAACTGCGATATTCATCGATTCACGAAGCCGCTGCCGCAGCGCAGGCCGATTACGAGGCTCGCATAAAGTCGGCGCTGGTTGAAGTGCCGGCAGACGCCGGGATGCGAGAGGCGTTCGTAAGAGTCCTCGCCAGCCTCGCCGCCGCAATCTCGATCCTGGAACGAACGCCGAAGGCCAAGAGAGCCGTCGCGTCGGACAAGATGTTCGACCAGATGCTTGATGATTACCGAAAAGCACTGGAAGCAGGCCGATCAGCCCTCACCGCGCCCGACGCGACGACGAAATCTGACGGCGACGGGGAAAGCAAATGAGCCCCATCATGACGAATCCTGATCGCGGTGAACTGGTGAAGCTCAACGAGGCAGGGCTTGAAGCTGCCGTCCGTGAGTGTGCGCGCATCACAGCTCCCGAAATCACCAATGATGAGTATGAGCGTATCAAGGCCGACAACTCGCCGCGCTACCAGAACACGCGGACGGAAATGGCGCGCGCGATCCGTGCGTATCTCCGCGCTGCTAAACCCGCGCTATCGTCAATCGTGACGTGCTGCGTTACCGGCGCAATCCCCGGTGATGGAGGCGCTTGCGGTGATTGTGACCCGTGCCTTTTGGGCGAGGCGTCGGTGCCCGCTCCGGTCAAGACTCTGATCGCTGAGAAAAATAGCCTCATCCACCGCGTAGGAGAGTTGGAGGACGAGCTTGATTCCCTTCGCCGTCTCGCCTCATCTGATAGTGGGGTGAAGGTAAAGCCACTTGTTTGGCGCGATCATCGACCGGATTCGTTCCCGGAACCGGCTTGGTCCGCGCAAACATCTTTTGGGTTTTACAACATTGAAGAAGTGTCGGCTAGCGACAGCCCCGCATACGTTGTCCGTCTACATGCCCATCACTTTGTGGCGGACAAGGACAGTTTGGATGAAGCCAAAGCCGCAGCGCAGCGGGATTATGAAGTTAGAATCCTATCAGCATTGGATATGTAAATGCGCACGAGCATTGATCCGACCACGCTCCGGGAACTGCTCCGCTACGACGCGGGAGACGGGGTGCTATATTGGCGCGAACGTGACAGTAAATTCTTTCAACCCACGGAGAAGCGCGAGGCGTCCGGCCATGCAAAGTGGTGGAATGGCCGTTTTGCCGGGAAGCGAGCCTGCAAGAGTGACTGCAACAGAGGCTATCTCCGTGTTTGTCTTTTTGGTGACGAGTATCCAGCGCACCGCGTAATATGGGCAATGGAGACCGGCCAGTGGCCCACTAACGTTATTGATCATATTGATGGCGACCCCGCCAATAATAGGATCGCAAATCTTCGGTCCGCGACCACTGCGGAGAACAACCGCAATAAAGCTAACCACGGTCAGTCTCGCTTCCGAGGCGTTAGTTGGCGCGCGCGTCAATCGATATGGGTATCTGCAATTAAAACCAACAAAAAGGTTACATTCCTCGGATGTTATAAGGATGAGGAAGATGCCGCACGAGCATATGACGTTGCGGCTATCGAGCAACATGGTAATTTTGCTCGAACCAATTTTCCAAGGGCCGATTACGAGGCTCGCATTAAATCGGCGCTGATCACCGCCCCTCCCGCAGACGCCGGGATGCGAGAGGCGTTCGTAAGAGTCCTCGCCAGCCTCGCCGCCGCAATCTCGATCCTGGAACGAACGCCGAAGGCCAAGAGAGCCGTCGCGTCGGACAAGA